AACTCTGAAATTATTGCGGCGGCAACAAGTGGTTCAAGTATTCGGGGACTTTCAATGAATGTGATCTTCCTTGATGAATTTGCATTTGTTCATGGTGCAAACGAATTTTACACCAGTACCTATCCTGTTATTTCATCTGGTAAGGACACAAAGGTTATAATTACAAGCACGCCTAATGGAATAGGCAATATGTTCTATAAACTATGGGAAGGTGCAATACAGAGTGCAAATGAATTTAAGCCGTTTACAATTAAGTGGAATGATGTGCCTGGACGCGATGAAGAATGGAAACGTCAGACCATAGCAAACAGCAGTGAACTTCAATTTCGTCAGGAATTCTCATGTGATTTTATTGGCAGTTCGCAAACATTAATAGGCTCTGATGTGTTGTTGGGTCTACAAGCTCGAACTCCATTAAAGACGCAATATGACATACACTATTATGCTGAACCTGTCGAAGGTCATGACTATATAATAACTGCAGACGTCAGTAAAGGACGAGGCCAAGACTATAGCACATTTACTGTATTTGATATATCAGGTGTTGATGGTGTTTTTAAACAGGTTTGTACCTATAGAGACAATCTCGTGTCTCCGCTTATGTTTCCAGAGTTTATTGTTCGTGCTGCAAAAACATATAATGATGCACTTGTAATAGTTGAAAACAATGATGCGGGACAAGTTGTATGTAATGCAATCTATTATGACTATGAATATGACAATACTTTTGTGCAAAGCTCAGTAAAGAGCAGCGGGATTGGTGTGACTATGACAAAACGTGTAAAACGTATTGGTTGTAGCAACTTGAAAGACTTACTTGAAAGTGGCAAACTTCAACTTTGTGATGCTGACACGATAGTTGAACTTAGCGGTTTTGAACCAAAGGGAGACAGTTATGCTGCTCGCGGAAACACTCATGATGATATGGTTATGAATCTTGTGCTATTTGCATGGTTTGTAAGTACAGATGCGTTTGGTGGACTGAGTAATATTGAGTTAAAATCATTGCTTTATAGCGAAAAGATACGAGAAATGGAAGAAGACTTGCCCCCATTTGGTATATTTGATACTCCGCAAACATCACAAACTCCAAGCATGATTGACTATGAACGTCAAATATCATCACTTCAGGAGTGGAATGCGCTGTAAAAGTGACTTTTTATAAATATCGATAGATTGAAATTTTCTTATTATGATCTCTTAAAACTTATAATTAACAACTGAAGAAAGAAAAAATATATGGCAACCTTACAAAGCGTAGGTGTACAAGTTACAGAAACCGACTTGACACCAGTAACACAACCGGTATCGGCATCAATTGGAGCATATGTTGGACATTTTAATTGGGGTCCAGTAGATGAGCTTACAAATGTTGGTTCTGAAACAGAATTAGGAAAAATATTTGGCACACCAAGTAAAAGTAATGATGTTAATGCAGCATCATTCTTAACAGCTGAAAGTTTCCTTAAATATGGCAACTCATTGAGAGTAATTCGTACTATTGATAATAATTCAACTGGCGCAAAAAATGCCGCAGGTTTTGTCGACACATCTGGAGATATAAATGAATTTGCCACATTAATTAAAAACAAAACAGCCTTTGATAATTTATCAACAGATGAATTACAAGCTCCATTGTACTCACGCTACCCTGGTGAACTTGGTAATTCATTAAGTGTACAAATTTTTCATAAAGATAATAGAAGTACTACATCAACTGAATCTAAAAAATTCTTCTCAGTTTTAGCTGATACAACACTTTGGGCATCCGACGTAGCTGAAACCGAATTAGTTGAAGACGAAATTCATATTGCAGTTTATGACGAAAAAGGATTAATTACTGGAACAAAGGGGACAGTACTTGAAACCTGGCAAGGTCTTTCATTGCATCCAGACGCTCGTAATACAAATGGTTCTAATAACTACTGGGCCGATGTAATCAACAGTGGTTCAGAATTTATCTATGCATCCCAGAGAAATGGTACAACACAACAAGTCCAAGCCTCAGTTGAAATTGGTACAGGTAACTCTAAACTTAAATTTACCGCAAATCCAATTTCATTTCCAGGTGTGGCCGGAAACGCTTGCAGGGTTCGTGCCGTAAATCCCGGAACTCCGAATGCCAACCTTTCTATTTCACAGGTTGGTAGTGACCTCACGATCAATCTTGCGACTAACTCAAGCAGTGCCGTGATTAGCACAGCAACGCAAATCAAAAATTTTATCACAGACTCGTTATTGCCCCAAATCTTATGCGATTTGGGAACTGGGTCTAACGGGACTGGGGTGTATGCTGCTCACAACTACATACAATTAACAGGGGGAGTGAATGGCTTCACTGGGTTAACCATTGCAACATTAACAACTGATACAACGACAGAAGTATCATCGTATTCTTTGGTTGGATCCGGACTTTATTACTTTGTTGATGGTGCTAATGGAACAAGAGACATTGATAATGTAGTTAATTCTTTAAGCATGCTAGAAGACACTGATAATATTGATGTTAATTTGATATTTGCTGAAGCATTTATTGGTAATAATGCAAATGAAATTAATGCTGCATTAATTTCTGTTGTTGAGAATCGCAAAGATTCTATTGCATTTTTATCAGCTCCACTTGACTTATACACACTATCAACAGATAGTGCAAAGAAAACTGCACTTAAAACTGCAAAGGACTCATTTTCATCTACACCTAATACAGTTTTAAGTTACACAGTATTTGACAGTACTCCTGTATATGTGTACAATAAGTATGCTGATCGTTATGAGTGGATTCCAGCATGTGGTCATATGGCAGGTCTCTGTGCATACACTGATGAAATCTCTGATCCATGGTTCTCACCAGCAGGATTTAATCGTGGTCAATTGCGTGGAGTCACTAAGTTGGCATACAATCCAAAAAGTATTGATCGTGATGATTTATACAACTCTAACATCAATCCAATTGTGAACGTTACTGGCCAAGGGATTATTCTCTATGGAGACAAAACCGGCCAAACGCGTCCAAGTGCATTTGATCGTATAAACGTGCGTCGTCTTTTCATCACAATACAACGTGTGTGTGCACAAGCTGCTAAATTCCAGTTGTTTGAATTAAACGATGAATTTACTCGTAATGCATTTATCAATACGATTGATCCATACTTACGAGACGTTCAAGGACGTCGTGGTATTACTGACTATAAGGTTGTATGTGATGAAACAAATAATACACCACAAGTAATTGATACCAATCGTTTCGTGGCTGACATCTATATCAAACCTGCTCGTTCGATTAATTATATTTCACTTAATTTTATTGCAACACGCACCGGTATATCATTCACTGAAATTGGAGCATAATAAAACGTATAAATACTAAATATATAGAAAAATACAATGAGTAATTTATCACAATTTAAAAATCAATTTTTAGGCGGAGCTCGTCCAAATCTATTTGAAGCAGAAATTTATTTTCCACGCAATGTTGCTGATGGCGCTATGGCAACATTAAAGTCACGTTTCTTAGTTAAGGCTGCACAACTTCCAAGTAGCGTCATTGCTCCTATTGAAGTACCATATCGTGGACGCAAATTAAAAGTTGCTGGAGATCGTACATTTGAACCATGGACAATCACGGTAATTAATGACAGTAAAATGGAAATTCGCAATGCTTTTGAAAACTGGATGAATTTGATTAATCGTCATGCTTCAAACACAAGTGCGTACACTGCTGCTCCACTTGATTACTATAAAGACCTACACATCAAACAATTAACGCGTGAAAATGCAAACCCTACGAAAAAATATACATTCGTGGGCGCATTTCCAACAAATATAGGTGCAATTGAGCTTAATTACGAAACTAATGATACTGTAGAAGAATTTACAGTTGAATTAAACTATCAGTATTGGACTTCTAATAGTACTATTGGGTAATTAGTTTTTGCACTATAAATATATATTATGAAGCTATTTGGCTATGAAATATCCAAGGTAATCAATAAAAAAGATACCTCAGAACTTAATAAAGTACCGTCATTTTCTGCGCCAGTGGAAAATGACGGTACTTCTGTCATAACATCTTCGGCTACGGCCGGTTATTATGGACAGGTACTTGACATTGATGGTACTGCGCTGACAAACGAAAAGGATCTGATTTTAAAATGTCGTGCAGCAGCAACTCAACCAGAGTGCGACTCTGCGATATCTGACATTATAAATGCATCTATTGTTTCTGACTCTGACGGCGCTCCAATCAATCTAGTACTTGATAAACTAGAGCAACCAGAAAGTATAAAGAAAAAAATACTTGAAGAGTTTGACACAATAACAAGGTTGTTGTCGTTTAATTATAACGGTCAGGATATTTTTAGAAAGTGGTATATTGACGGTAAGTTATATTACCACATGATGATTGACCCAAAAAAGCCAAAAGAAGGCATAAAGGAGTTGAGAGCAATTGATCCGCTAAAGATCAAAAAGGTTAAAGAAATAACAAATAAGATAGATAAGAATACTGGAGTAAAAACTTCAGATGTCACAGCAGAATATTTTTTGTATTCAGATGACTTTAATAGCAACAGTGGCTTTAAGATTGATCCAAACAGCATAGTTTATGCTCCGTCTGGATTGCTTGATGAAAGCAATAAGTTTGCGGTTTCATATCTACACAAGAGTGTAAAATTGGTAAACCAGTTGCGTATGATGGAAGACGCCCTCGTAATCTATCGTATATCTCGTGCACCAGAACGTCGTATCTTCTATATCGATATTGGTAACTTGCCAAAGGGTAAGGCTGAAGAGTATGTTCAAGGCATTATGGCAAAGTATCGTAACAAACTTGTTTATGATGCAAATACTGGCGAGATTCGTGATGATCGCAAGAGTATGAGTATGCTTGAAGATTTTTGGTTGCCTCGTCGTGAAGGTGGTCGTGGTACAGAAATTACTACACTCCCGGGCGGAGACAATCTCAGCCAGATTGAAGACGTAATTTTCTTTCAAAAGAAACTATATCGTTCATTAAATGTGCCAGTTAATCGACTTGAGAGTGAAACTGGATTTAATATTGGTCGCGCAAGCGAGATATCACGTGAAGAGGTCAAGTTTCAAAAGTTCATCAACCGGTTACGTAAAAAGTTTTCAATGCTCTTTATTGAAGCACTGCGAGTGCAGTTGTTATTAAAAGGAGTGTGTACAGCAGACGACTGGGAAACCATACGCGAAGGCATTTCGGTTGACTATATTGAAGACAACTATTTTTCGGAATTAAAAGACTTTGAGATTATGCGGGAACGTATAAACATGCTTGATACTATAAGTTCTCATATTGGCAAATACTATAGTGACAAGTGGGTGCGCAGCAATGTACTTAACCAGTCTGAAGCTGATATTGAGCGCATGAACACCGAGATCTCTGAAGAAAAACCTGAAGAAGAGCCAACAGATGCTGAAACGCCGCCTGAAGGTGAAGCGTCAGACGATCAGTTTGGCGAAGTTGAAATGTGAAAATATATAAATAGTTAAAGTATGGAAAAAACAAAAGAATTTATTGACAGCTTAATGAATGGTCAAAAAGAGACCTCAGATTCATTATTCTCTGGCATGATACGTGATAAAGTTCGTACAGTATTAGATATCAAAAAGGTTGAACTATCAGCAAACATCTACAATGCTCCGGCTGAAAAAGTTGAAGCATAAATGTTAATTTTTATAAATAAATACACAACAGTCTAATGAAGTTAATTACTGAACATTCAGAAGATTTAAGATATATCTCAGAAGCTGCCGATAATGGTGAAAAGAAATTCATCATTGACGGTATTTTTATGCAAGCTGAGCAGGTGAATCGTAATCGCCGTATATATCCAAAAACAGTTTTAGAAAAAGCCGTGCGTAAATACGTATCGGAATATGTTAATAAAGGACGTGCTGTAGGTGAACTTAATCACCCAGAAGGTCCTACTATTAATCTTGATAAAGTTTCACATCGCATTACCGAACTGCAATGGAACGGCAATGATGTTGTTGGAAAGGCGCTTATACTTGACACACCGATGGGTAAAATTGTGAAAGGACTTTTAGAAGGTGGTTGTCAACTAGGCGTCTCTAGTCGTGGTATGGGAACCGTTGCGAGTAAAAACGGCCAATCCTTTGTTAATGACGACTTTGTGTTGTCAACAGTTGATATTGTTCAAGACCCAAGTGCTCCATCTGCTTTTGTAAATGGAATTATGGAAGGTGTCGAATGGATCTGGGATAATGGTTTGTTAAAGGCGCAACAGCTTGAAAAGTATGAGACAGAAATCAAAAAGGCCTCTTCTGCAAGTCTTGCCGAAGCACAAACAAAAATCTGGACTGATTTCCTCTCCAAACTCTAAACAATAGAAAAAAGTAATATATGGAAAATACACAAATTGAAAACACAGAAGATGTCGTCATTGAAGACATCAACGAAGAAACATTACTTTCTCTTGACGAAACCTTAGAGCTTGATCAGGAACAAACTGAGATTGCAGAAGGCAAGTGTAAGAAAGAGGGAGAAGACATGGAAGATGAAGAAGAGTCTGATGAAGACGAAAAAGATGATGAAGAAGAGTGTGAAGATGACGAAGAAGAAATGACTGAAGCTAAAAAGATGACTGAAGCTATAAATGCATCACGTAAAAAACAAATTTATGCTATTGCAAAGAAATTAGGAATAACTGAAGACGAAGTCAATAAACTCGTAATTAAAAGCATAAAAGTCTATGGCGCTGCTGGAAGTGACTGGGGATGGATAAGTTTACATCATATTCTGGAGTTTATACGTGATGAAGCAACAGGTAATACACAAAAAAAATTAATTAGTCTTGCTAAATCAGGAGACTTTAAGAAGCTTGATAAAGAAGCTAGTGATGGTTATGATCCAGAAATAGATGATTTAGAATATCATTATGAAGCTAAAAAGATGACTGAAGCTGAAGTAAGCTCTGATGAAGAGTTTACCTCATACGCTAAAGGTATTCTTAAGGCTGCTCATGGAGACAACTATGATGAAGCCAAGGCAATGGCCGCAATCGAAGGCATCCTTAAAAAGGCTGATGGAGATTATGGTGCAGCTGTTGGTATGATCACAAGTGGACTTGGCGAAGAAGAAATGGAAGATGAAAAAGAAGTTGAGATGAAAGAAGAAACTGAAGAAGTTATTGAAGAAAACACAATCTCAATTGATACATCTGACATTACTCGTCTTGTTGAAAGTGAAACAGGATTGACTGAAGAGTTTAAAGAAAAAGCTACTACAATCTTTGAAGCTGCTGTTAAGAGCAAGATCAAAGAAACTGAAGAAACTCTTAAAGAAAGCTATGCAGTCGCTCTTATTGAAGAAGTAGAAACAATTAAAAACGAACTCGTTGAAAAGATTGACAACTATCTTACCTATGCAGTTGAAAGCTGGGTAGAAGACAACAAGGTTGCAATCGAAGGCGGACTCCGTACACAAATTGCTGAAAACTTCATTCAATCACTCAAGACAGTATTTGTTGAAAACTATATTGAAGTGCCTGAGTCCAAGCAGGATTTGGTCGCTGAGATGGAAACTTCAATCGCTCAACTTCAAACTGAGTCTGCCGAGTTAGAAAACACAGTGCTTGCCCTCAACGAAAAGGTTAATAGCCTTACTCGTGAAAAGGTAATCTCTGAGTCTACAACAGATCTTGCTGACACCCAAGTTGAAAAACTCAAGTCATTACTTGAAGATATCGAATGCACATCAGAAACATCATTTCGCAAGAAGGTAGCTACCATCAAGGAATTTTACCTTAATGGCGCTGCAGTCGAAGAAACAGAAACATTGGTTGAAGAAAATGCCAATGAATCTTCCTATATAACAACCGAAACAGTTATAGAAAATGAAACAATTGCAGAAGAAACAGTTTCGCCTGCAATGCAAAAATACTTGACCGCATTATCCCGCTTAAACAAGGCAAACGAAGCTACTGTTGCAGCATAAGGATAAAGGTTCCAACCCCAAACAACAACAAACAACAAAGAAAAAATACTATTATGTTTAATTCAGAAACACTAGAAAAAAAGTGGGCCCCAATTCTTGAGGCTCAAGACGCCCCTAAGTTCAAGGACAACTATCGTAAGTCAATTACTGCAGTTCTTCTCGAAAACCAAGAAAAAGCACTCAAGGAAGAAAATTCCCAAGCTGCTTATCTGTCAGAAGGCACGGCAACAACAGCTGTACAAAACTGGGACCCAGTTCTTATCAGCCTCGTTCGTCGTGCGATGCCAAATATCGTTGCTTATGATATCGCTGGTGTTCAGCCAATGACTATGCCAACTGGCTTGATCTTCGCGATGAAGAGCAACTATCAAAAGCAAGCAAATGCAAATGCTGCATTCACAAACACAGAAGCTCTCTTCAATGCGCCTGACACATCATTCTCTGGTCCAGTTACTACTGCCAAGGGCGAAACACTCAGCGGCAATTCTACCGACTACACAAATGGTTACACTGCTGCTGACGGCGGTTTCGGTAATATGGGCTTTACAGTTGACAAAACAACTGTTACTGCTAAGACACGTGCTCTTAAAGCAGAATACTCAATGGAACTTGCTCAAGACCTCAAGGCAGTTCACGGTCTCGATGCAGAAGCTGAGCTTGCAAACATCCTCAGCACTGAAATCCTTGCTGAAATCAACCGCGAAGTTATCAAAACTGTCAGAGACAAAGCAGTTGTTGGTGGTGTAAACGGTGGTTTTGACCTTGATCAAGATGCTGATGGTCGTTGGGCTGTTGAAAAGTTCAAGTCACTTCTCTTCCAAATTGAAGTTGAAGCTAACGCAGTTGCTAAGGCAACACGCCGTGGCAAGGCAAACTTCGTACTCTGCAGCAGCAATGTTGCAAGTGCTCTTGCCGCTGCTGGTGTTCTTGACTATGCTCCGGCTCTTGCAACCAACCTCAACGTTGACGACACGGGCAACGTATTCGCGGGTGTTATCAATGGCCGCATGAAGGTATTCATCGACCCATTTGCAACTGACGACTATGTAACTGTTGGCTATCGTGGTTCAAACGCATATGACGCAGGTCTTTTCTATTGCCCATACGTTCCACTCACAATGGTTCGTGCAGTTGATCAAAACACATTCCAACCAAAGATTGGCTTCAAGACTCGTTATGGTCTCGTTGCTAACCCATTTGCTCTTCAATTCAGCAATGGTCAAGCTACAAACGAACTCGGAGCAGATGGTGCAAACCCATACTTCCGTAAGTTCACAGTAACTGGTATCGGCGGTTCTACTTACAACTCAATCGATATGTAAGTTATTGGTTAATTAACCTTTAAATTAGAGGCTATCCGAAAGGGTAGCCTCTTTTTTTGCATAAATACCATTATGATAAACTCAAATTTATTAGCATTAACTGGGTTCAAACTCTACATACATGCTGAAGACTTTAAGCATACCCAATATTTTGCGGTAAGTGCAAGTTTTCCTTCTGTGTCATTGCCAGAAGTAACTACTGGATTTCGAAACTTACAAGGGTTTGTTCCAGGTGATAAATTAGCGTATGATCCACTAACTGTACGTATTGCAATAGATGAAAGTTTGGAATCATATCGAGAGATTTTTAATTGGATCTATGCTAATACATCATCCAATACACTAATTAACCATGATATGACGTTACACTTTTTAACAAATCATAACAATATATCTCGCAGTGTACGTTTTGCAAATGCATTTCCTACAAATATAGGAGGGCTAGAGTTTAATGTACAACAAACCGAATCAGAATATGCCTATGTAGATGTTACTTTTCGTTATGATTATTTTGAATTTTTATAATGATATATAATATATTATGATGCAACTTGAAGATATACTTAAATTATGGGAAACTGACAGCGTTATTGATGAGATTAATTTAGATGAAACGAGTGTCAAAAGTGCAAGTCTCCATTCTAAATATCTAGAACTCTATAGCATTGCAAAGTTAAATCTCAAAAAGAAAGAGCTCTCTATGGCTCATTTACGCAAAGATAAATGGCTCTACTACAATGGTAAGATGACTAAAGATGAAATGGATGCCAAAGGATGGCAATATGATCCATTCTTTGGTATGAGCAAACCACTTAAAAGTGATATGGAGTTATTTTACTCTACCGATTCTGACATTATGAAACTTCAAGGACAAATAGAATATCAATCTACAATTGTTGAGGCACTCAAAGATATTATGGACAATATAAAGTGGAGACAGTCTACAATTAAAAATATCATAGATTGGAAGCGATTTACTAGTGGGATGTAATGTCTACAGCATTAAAGTATGAGATAATATAAATATATAATGATTTATATTTATTTAAAAACTCATAATATTACAGGTTTAAAATATTTAGGTAAAACTATAAAAAATCCTAATGAATACGCAGGTTCAGGAGTATACTGGAAACGACACCTTAAAAAATATGGAGATGATGTAACTACTACAATACTTTTTCAATCAGAAGATATAACCGAAATTAAAGAATATGGATTACATATATCAACCAAATTAAATATAGTAGAATCTAATGAATTTGCTAATCTTATGCCTGAAAATGGTATAGGAGGAATTACTTCAACAACTTGGAAAAAAGGATCTATTGCCCATAATAAAGGTAAAAAATGTCCTAATATATCAAAAGCAAAAAAAGAATATTGGATAAAATGGAAAGAAGCTAACCCAAATTATAAAAATAATTGGAAAAAATATATTCCTAAAGGAAAAGAAAATTGGATTAGGGTTGATAACACATCTGAGCTAAATAGAACAATTCTTAAATGTCCATATTGCAATAAGGAAGGGAATGTTGGTAATATGAAAAGATGGCATTTTGATAAATGTAAAAATAAAAATGACGATATTAAACATCAATAAAATTGATGAAACTTCATTACGGGTTTCATCATCTGATTCTGGAGCACTTATGGAGCTTTCAGAACATTTTACATTTTATGCTGAAGGCTATAAGTTTATGCCAGCGGTACGGAATAAGATGTGGGATGGCAAGGTGCGTCTCTACGATTCACGTACTGGTCGCTTGCCATATGGATTGTTGTTTGAAGTGTTAAAGTTTGCAAACTCTCATGGTTATAGTTATGAATTGCATCCTAGCATAACTGAACGAGATGTACCAACATCACAGTCATTGTTAGACTATGCAAATAGTTTACATATTACGGGTGGTGAAACACGGATAACACCACGAGACTATCAACTTGAAGCATATGTACATGCATGCACTGAAGGACGCAGTCTTGTAATATCACCTACTGGCTCTGGAAAAAGTTTAATCATCTACTTATGTGTTCGTTGGTTTTTAGAACATCACGATGAAAGTGTTCTCATCGTTGTTCCAACGACAAGTTTGGTCGAGCAAATGACAAAAGACTTTGCAGACTATTCGCAGCATGATGTATCATTTGATGTTGACAGCGAAGTGCATAAAATATATTCAGGCAAAGAAAAGCATAACATAGAGTCTCGTGTTATTATTACTACATGGCAAAGCGCAATCACATTACAAAAATCCTGGTTTAAAAGCTATGGCATGGTCATAGGAGATGAAGCACATCTCTTCAAAGCAAAAAGTTTAAATACGATTATGTCTGCATGTGTTAATGCATGTTATCGCATAGGCACTACTGGCACCCTTGATGGCAGTCTTTGCAATGAACGAGTACTTGTTGGCAATTTTGGTCCAACTCATCGAGTAATTACAACAAAAGAGCTTATTGATAACGATACTCTTGCTGCATTAAAAATTAAATGTATTGTATGCAACCACAGTGATGAACTTAAAAAGGTAATCTCTAAAGCCGACTATCAAACTGAGATAGATGCAATTGTGACTCATGCTGGTCGAAACTCTTTTATAGCAAACCTTGCACTCGATCAAAAGGGCAATACACTCGTACTCTTTAATCTAGTTCAGAAACATGGCAAACCTCTTTTTGAACTTATAAGTAGTATTAATGGTGATTCTGATAGACATATATTCTATGTAAGTGGTGAAGTGAATGCATCTGATCGTGAAAATATCCGAGAAATAACAGATAAACATACCAATCAAACCATTTTACGATTTGGTAAAAAGAAGATTAAAATTAATAATGATAGTATGGTAAATTTATCAAATGGAACCACAAAATTTGCTAAAGACATTACTATTGATGATGATGTATGTGATAAGTGGATATCTGCATGGGTGCAATAAGTGATTTATATAAATATCAATATGCTGCACACACCATATACATATTTAATTGGCTGGTCGACATTAAATAAATGGTATTATGGAGTAAGAACAGCAATATCATCATTTTGCCTATACGAAAATGGTTGTCACCCAGATGAGTTATTTGTTACATATTTTACGTCATCAAAATATGTTAAAGATTTCATTGTTAAAAATGGTCCTCCCGATATAATTCAAGTTCGAAAAATCTTTGTTAATGATATGACAGCTGCAAAAAGATGGGAAAGTATAGTTATTAGACGCATGCGATGTATGGAATCAGATATTTGGTTAAATAAGGGCAATGCAGCAGGTGAATATATTATGGATGATGCAGTAAAAGTAAAAAGAAAATTAGCTATACAAAAAGCATTATCTGGTAAATCTCGTCCAGAAGAAGTGCGAAATAAAATAAGAAATTCACGTCTAGGAAAACCTCTAAGCGATAATCACAGAAAAAAATTATCTGAATGGCAAAAAGGAAAACCCAAAATTCCATGTTCAGAGCAAACTAAAAGAAAAATTAGTGAAAAAACTAAAGGACTAAAAAGATCAGAAGAAACAAAGGAAAAAATGTCTAAAGCAAAGACAAATATAAGTTTTTGGCCAAATGGTAGAAGCGAAAAAGATATTTTAAAAATAAAACAAACATGGGAAAATAAACCGTTGATTGAATGCCCACATTGTGGATTACAGTCTAAGAATATGAGTTCATTATCGCGTTGGCATTTTAATAATTGTAAATATAAAAAAGATAATGAAACCAGATGAAGTTAAAGTTGGTGAAGGTCGTGTTATTATTGTTGCATCAAGTGGGTGTTTCAGTACTGGAATTAACATCAAAAATATTCATTCTATTATATTCGCTGCGCCAACAAAGAGTCAAATACGTGTATTACAAAGTATTGGTCGAGGACTACGAAAATCTGATGATGGTCGACCAACAACAGTCTATGATATATCAGACAACTTCTCCTGGAAAAAGAAAAAGAATTACACGCTGCAACACGCAATAGAGCGTACCAAAATGTATGCAAAGGAAGGGTTTAACTATAAACTATATGAAATACCACTGCAATGATTGATGGATTATATTCAAAAGTAAAAGATCTTGACATACGGGTCTTTACATTGTCGAGTGGTAAAGTCCTTATAGGAGAAGTTGTGCATGCCTATGAAGATGGGGTACAACTAAACTGCCCTCTAGAAATAAGAAAAGCACTTGTAAAGTCTGGAACCTATGCAGAGATTATGTTACCGCTTGTTGCAGGCAACGACACAGAAAATTGTATTGTCTATGATCGTAGTATTGAAACAGAATCTGATACATCTGATGAGGTTAAACGTAAATATACAGAAGCACTTATATATCAAAGACTTCTACAGTTGATGGCAAA